GTCATCTGCAATTTTAGTTCCATCTATAACATCTGCTGGAATAGAATTGCCTGTCTTAGTAAGTATAGCAAGAAAAATAGTTAAACTTTCATTTTGTAAAGATCCACTATCAAAAGTTACATTAACTGTAGTATTTGTTGAAAAAGATGAACTTGTTATTGTTCCAAATATTGTGCCAGTAGATGATCCAACTGCTTTGATTCTACGACCAGTATGATAAAAGGTAGTTACATCTGCACCAGAAACAGTAAAAGAACCTGCACTCGCATAAGTAATAGTAAATGCTGCATCTCCATCTCCATAAATTACATATTGTGCATCATTATAATATTCTCTAATATCAGCAGTAATAGCTCTTAATGCATTATTAATATTTGAAGGCAACATACCTTCTGCAACACTAACTCCTCCAATAGAAGTATTATTAGCTGCTGTTGTTGAATAATCTTTTATACCTGCCATGTATCTCCTAAGACATAAACCATGTAAAAACTTTGTCAGTCTCTACATTATTTTTATTTATTAAGCTATTGACAGATTCTTCTAATTGTCTTTGAAAAAATTCTTGAGTTTCAAAAGAATATCTAACATTATCTATATTTCTTTCAGTAAGATCTGCCATTATCTTAATCCTGCTTTACTTGCTATTATATCAATACCTTGTGCATGAGTAAACGTTGTGCCTGAAGGAATTTTTACATTAGCTCTAAAATATCTTCCTGATTGTCTTACAGGATTAATACCTGTACTATTCATAGAAACAGAACTAGATTCTGTAGATGTATCAGCTAATCTATCTCTTGTTTTAATAGTTACATTTGATGAAGCATCTACTATTGGTCTAACTTGTTGTATACTAGCTCTTAATCCAGGAAATACTTCAAATTCACTTGTTTCCATTTCAGCTATATTAGCTGTGCCAGAATATATAGCTGCTTCAAAATTATTATCTATTGCTCCTAAATATTTTTGACCACCACTCCAAAAATCAGTATCTAAAGCTATATTAATATTTTCTAAGTTTTGTGAAATAATATCCATTAATTCTACAGTATATGCACCTACAAATTGTGAAAATATAAATGAGGCATTAGATTCTGCTAATGACCATTTTTGTGTAGCATAATTATAAATAATTAATCTATCACATATACCAGTTGTATTAGTTGTATTAGATGCAGAAGGATATAGCCATAAAGCTAATTGATTAAAAGGATCTACTGCAGCTACTATTCTATCACTAAATGCTTTGTTTAAATCTAAATCAAAAAAACGATTAACTTTTTCTGCACCAATAGGAACTATACTATCTCCATTTAATTCAAAAAAACCATCATCTGCATAAAAGAAAACTCTCCTATTATCTTGACATACTGTTTGTCCATAAACTGCACCTCTGTTTGGAGATACCACTGAAAATCTGAATACTGTTGCGCCTCCAACAAAATCCATACGTACGATTTGATTTTGCCTAAATACATAACCAATCTCTCCAGAAGTTATAGCAACAATCTCACCACCTGAACCTGGTAAGTCTTGTGTATCAGCAAGTTTAGATCCTGGTGTCCAAGTTGTAATATCATTTATACCAGACCATTGAACTCTATTTTGTGCTGTTGCTTGATTACCTGTAACTAAAAAATCTCTTATAACTCCTGATGTTCTAAATGTAGGAGGTGTACCATCAGTTGCTATTGTTGATAAATTTGCAAAGTTTGTTGATGTTCCCATCAAATAATATTGAGGTGCATCTACTCCATTACTTGCAACAACATGATTACCAAATTGTGTAAATGTCCAAAAGTCTGTATCTCCACCTGTAAGTGATCCTTTTCTTGATGTAAATGTTCCACCAGTTAATTGATAAATGTCAGTATTTTTTGCAACAAAATTAAAAACTGCTCCTGAATTATTTCTAAATGAACCACCACCTCTAGCATTAGCTCCAATATTATTCGAGCTATAACTAACAAGAGAAGGGAATCTTTTATATGTTTTAAGTGCATGATATACATTAGTAGCTACATTAGCCCCAGGATTATTATGTTTAGGTTGGTCAGGTAGCCATTCTCCAAAAGCAACTTGCATATTAACTAGATCCTTTTCTTCTATAAAAAGATAAATCTGTTCCTACATCTGTTCTTTGTACTGTTGGTGATGCACCATATGAATCTGTTCTATCATTGTTTTCACAACGTTCTAAAGCTGTTTGAAACATAGCTAACCATTGTGCTTGTTGATTAGGTTCGATACCCCCCAAGAAATTAGATGCGTGATATAAACTACCATAAAGATAGATAGCAGGATGACTTGAAAGAATATAATTTGTAGCCACTGAACTAGATAAAGGATTAAAGGCTTTATAATATTGTAGCTTACCTGTATATGATGTATCAGGTGATGGAGCAAATCTAAAACTTTCTGTGCCATTATCAGATTCTATACTATATACTCTAGGCATACCAGTTGTACTACTTCCTTTAATTTTAAATAGATTGCCAGGTGAAATATATTCTAAATTAAATTTAGTACCATTGGATAATATATGAAATGATCTAGCTGCAATAAAACCAGTTGGAACAGTAACAGTTTCTGAATTAATAGTTACATCATCTATTTGTTCCATTTGTCTAATTCTTAGCTTTGCATTAAAGTCTGCTTCGCAAAGTTTTATAAAATCATCTTGTATTTCTGTAGTAAGATCTGATCTATTTAAAAAATTTGCAATAGATGATTTTAATTCTGTAAATGTACTTAGTGCCATTAAAATTTACCTGATGCAGTTCTAAAATATCTATAGTCACTGCTGTTTAATTTTTCTTTTAATATTTTGTTTCTAATTTCTTGTGGTAAACCAAACCAACTATTAGAACCATTATATTCTTTTGCCCAAAGAGTTAATACAAGCGTTGGAATACTTGCAACTCGTTTCATATCTTTTCCAACATTATAACCAGAGTCACCTTGATTATATAACTCTTTATTTTTTTTTAAGATTGCATTTGTATTCTGTGAATTTTTAACAGTAATTTTACCATCTTCTTCAAAGAAGTACTTTGTACCATCTTTATCTACTGATCTTAATATACTCATTATTCACTTAATTCAGTAACATATAAATTAACACTACCAATAACAGCTACTTTTTCACCTTCAGAAACTTTAAAATAATCTTCTGATTTAGCTCCTAAAAATATTTTAGCATTAGTAGCAGTTGGACTTACTCCAAATTCTATATGACAATCTGCATCTCCTACTACTCTAACGTATTCGATATTAGCACCAAAAGCTGATGATGCTGCAGATGAACCTGAAGAAGTAACTTTTTGTGTAGTTACGGGTCTCATTGCGATATGACTCATTTATTTCTCCTATATTTATAGGGGGGCTTTAACACCCCCCACATTAATTATCTTCTAATTACAAATGTTATCACACATTCACAAGCAGTTGAAGATCCACCATCAGTAATCATTTCAATAGTTCCATCTTCTTCTACTCTGTTTGCAGCAGTTGGTAATGCAGTATCTACAGTACCAGCAGCAGAACCAGATTGTGCAACAGTAATTCCTCCGCCTGTTACAGCAGTTCCACCAATCTCAAATGAAAGTGCAGCGTTAGCTGAACTAATACTATTTTTGATTGTTGTTATAATTTTAACAATTCTACCTCCATCAGGTACTGCAACAAATGTGCTTCCAGCAGTACTAATGTCTGTAATTTTAGCTGTTAAAAAATAGTCGTTTAATGTTCTCATTTTGTTTCTCCTATGTTCCGTCTATATCTCCATAAGACTTCATAGTTTATGCTGGGGAGGATCAAGGGGAGAACCCCCCCAACAATATGGTTTATTACTACGATGTAGTTAAATCGTAAACACCACCAGATGCACCCTCATTTCTAGAGATCAGTGTAAATTCGACAAGCATTTGTCTTTTTTCACTGTCACCAGTTTTTGATAGTTCATGCATAGTGAAGTCTCTTAAGAATCCAAGTGACCAGAAATCCATGTCTAATACATGAAGGTCTCTATCTCTTGAGAATCTATTTGGTACTACTTCTAAGTCACCAAAGTCTGAAGAATATACATCAATAGAAGTGTATAAAGTTTTATCTTCAGATGCATCGAATCTAGTTGATCCACCAGTAAAACCAGAAATTTTCTGTTTATTGAATGGGCCTACCATGATTACAGATGGGTTTCCACCTGAATTCCATACATTTTTGATAACTGTTTTTAAGTTAGCTTCTGTTAATGCAACTTGAGTACCATCTGTTCTTGCAGTATTACCTGCTGATCCAGATGCACCATCTGCTGCATTGAACACATCATTAGTTGCAATCCAAGAATTGATTGAACCGAATTTTCTAGCAGCACTAGCTGAACCAGTAACTTCTGCCTGGTTTCCTAATAAAGTAGCTTCCATGTCTCTTTTCAGTTCTTTGGATTTTTTTGCAATTTGATATGCTAACTCTGATGCTCTTCCAGCTTTGTCTACAGCTTCTTGAGTACCAGTAATCACGACAGTTTTGTCCATGATTTGAGTTGAGTTTGACAATCTTGCCGTTGCAGTAACTGCATCTAAAGTAGCTTCATCTCCTTCGATGACAGCATTATTTGTTGCAGCAGCAGCTAACGAGTCAGTTTGCCATTCGTGCAATGTGTTTCTTACTGCTTCTCTACCTGCTGATGACATAAATGGTGTATCAGTAGGAGCGATTGAGTAGATAACATCTTGCAGATCTTCTCTGATACCTACTGAATCGTAAGTATCAAACGTGTTTGTTGGTTGTGCCATTGTTTTCTCCTCTAAGGTTATTTAGTTATCATACCTAAGATAGCAGAATGAGCGTCTTCAATACGCCCAGACTTTCTTAGCTTAGATATTTTGTTCCTTACTTCATTACGCTTAGAGCTTTCTGTTTTGGCAACGCCAGGTTTAATAACCTTTGGAGCATTTGCTACTTTCTTATTAACGATAGGTTTATTTTTTAATAAACCTTTATAAGACATAGCATCCTTTATAACCATTAACATTCTGTGATCTGCTAATGATCCTATTTCCTGATCTGAAAAACCATAATTTTTTAAAGTAGTTTTAATACCACTTTTAAAATTGTCTGATTTATTAGGATCAGCAAATTCAGGTATGCGTTCTTGAGCTAATCTCTTTTGTTCAATTAGATAAGCATTATATTGTGCTTGTGTAGCTTCTTGTGCTTTAGCTTTAGCTTGGTTAATCTTTTGTTCTTGCTGTCTAAGTTCGAAATCGTACTTAGCAGCTTGAGCTGGATCTTCCTCATAAAGTTTTTGCAACTGAGATGGATCTAATTTTTGTCTGTTTAAAGAGTCAGCACTTGCGATTGCCTCATTTAATTCTCTAAGTTTCATGTCGTATTGTTGTCTAAGAACATTTCTTTCTTCATCAAATTGTTTTTTATCTAAAGAAAGTGAATGTGTCTTTTGACGATAATCGGAATCTCTAGAATAACCTGCCTTAAGTTCATCAAGTGTAACCTCCATCTCTTGACCTTGTACTTTGACTTGGTGGAGATTTGGTTTCTCGACTTCTTCAGATACAGTTTCTTCAGTTACTTCCTGATTTACAGCAGCTATGTCATCCTGAGTTTCTTCAGACTGAGTTTGACTCTCTTGAGATGAAACCTGTTCCTCAACAGGCTCTACTGTTGGTTCTGCTTCTTTTGCTTCAGGGGTTGATTGTCCTTCATCCTGTTTTGGCTCTTCTTGAGCTTCAGGTTGAGGATTCAATAATCCTAAAATTTTATCTGCAGCACCTTTAACTGTTTTATCAGCTTGTTGCATTATATGCTCCTTTGTTTAACGCTTCTACTTTGTAGATTGGCGTGTTAAGTTTTCTAGCTCTGAGGAAGCTAGTTTACCTGTTTCCATGACGCTAACAAGGTGGCCTTTAATTTTGTCTAGCATATTATATGCCATCCAAAGTACTTGTCTTTGGTCGTGGTCATTGTAACTCGTATTAAATATCTCTGACTTATATTGTTCAGTTAGATATTCAAAAGCCTCTTTCAAAAGAGGGTCATCAAGAATTTGTTTTGCTCTCTGACCCTGTTGAATCTGTTTCTGTATTTTGTCCATCAAAAAAATCCTTTTGTCCTTCCATTATTTTTTTAAATATATCGCCAGATTGTCTGACTTGTTGTTGTTCTATCATAGATCTATTCTTGATGGCAAGTTCATCTATCTTAGTATTATATTTTAATTCTATTTCTTTTACTTGTAATTCAAAGTCTAATAGCTTTTGTCTCATTTGAGATTCTAATTTTTTAAGGTTTACTTGACTATTTAATATAGCTCTTTCATTCTCACCTTGTACTTGAGCTAGTGCAACCTTTTCAAACTCTGTAGGTGGTTTAGGTGGTAGTTGTGGCATTTGAGATGCACCTACATCTGGATCCATAAAGTATGGTTCTACATTACCTAGACCTGCATTTTCAACTAGCTTTCTTAAAGTGTGATAAATATTTTTTACATTTACAACTGGGCCAAAAACATTTTGTTGAAGATTAACAGCTTGTAATTGTCTTTCTAAAATAGAATTTAATAATATTAATTGTTGTTCTTTTGATCCAGTACCAAGTCCTACAGCTACAGTAATGTTCATTCTGTCTCTCCATTCATATGGTCTCATAGGAATAAACTTACCTCTAATTCTAACTATATCTTCTTTTTGTTGATACTTACAAATAAGTTCAAACATTTTTTTTGCTAAATCTTTAACACCTGTTTCTGCAAAAACTCTTGCTATTAATTCTAATCTCATTTGAGATGCAGTAAGTATTTGATTTATACCTGTTGCAGTTTTTGTATTAATTGTATCAGGCATCAAACCTTGTGATTGTCTAGTCTGTCCAGTTCTAGCTTCTTTAACTGCATCAAGATAAGACAACATATTACTTGCTTGATCTGTAATAGGTTGTGCTTGTAAAGGTAAAATAACATTTTGAGGTGGTTGTTTAGTTCTTACAATACCACCTGGTCTATTTGTTAAAAGATCATCCATAGCTACTTGACCATCTTGTATCGCTACTCTGTTATTATTAGTTAGATACATATTATCTAACATCTGTCTCATAACAGTAGATTTAATTAATTGTATATCTTCTACAAGCTCTGAAACTGATCTACCATAAAATCTATGTGGCATAATAATTGGTGTTACAGAAATAAAAGGCATTGAATCTATTTCCTCAATACCTAAAATTTTATATGCACTATCTCCTGCAATACATGCTTTAACAAGTTCTGCTTTACCATCTCCATCAATATCTATTCTTGCATAACATTCATGTATTAAAACATCATCTGTACTATCATCACCTTTATCTTGTGGTGCTGAAAAATCTGTTTCTTGAAAACGTACATGTTTATCTTCTGAATAATAATTAGTATCACCAATAGGAAGGTTCATAACTGTTTCAGCATCATAACCCATTTCAATTAATGCAGTTCGACTCATATTAGTTCTATGTGCTATGAAGTTACAATCTTCTATAGACTTAGCTCTACGTTCAATTAAAAATTCTTCAGGTGGTACAGGTTCTATTTTTACTTTTCCATATTTAACAATTTTATGAATAACACAATCATGGTATTTAATTGTATCTAAAACTATTCCTTGATCGTCTTTTAATTCTTCTTCGTATTCTGTATGATTAGATACTTCTACTTCATCATCATTAACTAACATATTAAATTCATCGTCAGTTAATTTTTTATATTCTTCTCTAGTTTTCTTTTCTGATTCATCCCAGAATACTTTTAGTATTCCATTTTTTTGAATTAACGCATCTTTAAATGCAGTATATAAAGCAGTAAAGCCATTATTGTTTTTATAAAAAATATGATTTAAATAATCTGTAGCTTGTTTTGCAACTTCTTCATCTTCTGGCCCAACAGGTTCACATTCAAATACATTATCACTTGCAGTAAATATTCTCATAAGTGATGGCATTAAACCTTCAATAGTATCTGAAACATCAGTAGATATAACTTGTGATCTTCCTTCTTGTTCATTACCAAAAGGTCTACCAAGATAATACTCTAAAGATCTTTTTCTTCTACTAACTATTTCACCACCAATGTAACCTGATGATGCTCTAATCTCTCTATTTAATATTGATAAAATTTCTTGTTCTGTTTTTTTCATACTATATATTTTGTATCTACACTTATTGGTCTATCCCAATCAGTTGATCTTACTGGATCATGTACACATCCATATCTAAATGCATCTGCAGCATGTGAACACCAATCGTGCAGAGGTTTATTTTTGAATACTTGATTTTTTTCATCCCACTGCTTTCGATATTGACGCATTGCATCAATGCCTAATTTACACTTTTCTCGATCAAACCAGCAATATGGTAACATATTTCTGACAGATTCGATACCATGATCTACTTCTAATTTAGGAGCTACCTCAAAGTCAATACCTAATTCATTAGCAACTTCTAATCTAGATTTACCTGTACCAAGTTCTCTAGCTTGTATATCATGTGGAGCTACATGTCTTTCATAAGCGTACTCCTTTTGTTCTAATATATCTGCGTAATGCATTAGACTTTCTCCACTATTTTCATAGTAATCTATAATATGTAACTCTTCACCAATTCTTTGAATAAACCATATACTAGTGGAGTCTCCTATTCCCAAATCCCACCATGTCTCAACACCTACAGCTTCATCATAGGGTACATCACAAACTCTATCTTCATTATCTGCATTTGTCATAAGTTTGCCATAATATGATCCTGATACTGCAGCAGTAAAAGAACATTCAAACTCTTGGTTATATTGTTCTTCTGTCATTATAGATCTAGCATGTCTAAGTTCTTCTTTAGCAATAACTTCAGTTTCACTAGCTCTATACATTGCAGCATACCAATTAGGATCACCTCGTTGAGCATAGTCATATACTTCCCAGAATTGATTATGCCCCATTGGTGTACCTATAAAAATAACAAACCCGTTTGTGTCAGCTATAGCTGGTCTAATTATCTCTGTCCAAACTCTTGGTGCCATGATAGCGTATTCATCCATAATCACGCCATGAAACCCCATGCCTCTTAATGAGTCTGCATGATCTGCTCCAAAGATTTGTATTCTAGATTCATTCCATAAATCTATTTTAAGCTCTGATTCATTTCTTTGCCCACCAAGTTGTAATAAAGGTTTAGAATATTGTTTTAATAAATCCCAAGCAATGGCTTTGCCTTGACGATATGTAGGAGCTATGTATGCAAATTTTTGACTAGGTTTATTTGCAGCATGAAGTATAAGCTCATTAATAGCTAAAACTGATTTTCCAAATCTACGATGACAAACTAATACGTTAAATCGTTTTAAATTTTGATGAACTTGTTTTTGTAAAGGTCTTGGTTTGTAAGGAATTGAAATATCTAAAGTTTTATTCTTCCCACTTGAGATTGACTTTGATTGGGGCTGTTTCAATTCTGTTTGTTGTTGGGGCTTTTCCATGTATGTAAGGTGCAGCTTTCTCTGCAGCATAAAGTTTACGTTCAGGTGTACTCATAGGATGGTTTAATACAGAAAGCAAATAATCTAATGGGGATATTTGATATTTAACTGCTAAATCTTGCAGATCTTTCCATTTTTTTCTAAATGAAGATCCTTTAGGTCTACCAGCTCCTTCTCTTTTACCACCTCTTTGTGTCATTATGAATAATAATCCTTAGACATTGCCATTATTGTATCTCTAAGATCTCTGCCTTCACCAACTTTAGGTGATTTAGCATATCTTCTTGATGATGCTCCTGCAGCATAGATGCCTCCAGCAGCTACAGTTCCTATAGCACCAAGTTTTATACCTTTTTTTACAATAGTTTTACCACCTTTAACTACTTTTCTACCTGCACTAAGTAAAACTTTACCTGATCTTTCAAAGATATTAGGTTTTTTTAGTTTTTTTATCTTTTTTTTAGGTATAGTAGTTAGTTCTCTACTGCTTGTTACTGGTACTAATGCTCTACTTGCCATTTTTCTTTTTTGCTTTCTTCATTTTTTTCATATTAGATTTAATAATCTTTTTTTTTAAAGCTGTAGGTAATTTATGTTGCTTATCAGTTAATAATCTAGATGTATTTATTGCTTTCATTTTTTACCTTTCTTACAGTCACACATATGTTTGCACATACAAGGTATAATATTAAATACATTGCAAATTAATTCACATATTTTTTGTTTTATTTTTTTAATCATTTCTTTTTTCCTTTTGCTGCCAGTTTTTGAAACTTTTTTTTACCATATTTTTTTCTACCTATATAAGCAGCTAATGCTTTTGGATTTTTAACTCCACGTTTTTTTAACTTTGCACTAAGCTGCTTAAATCTTTTACCGCTACCTAGCTTAGGTTTATTTGCCATACATTTTTTTCATTGGCTTTTTCTTCATGCCTTTTTTCTTTGTTTTTTTAGGCATCTTTTTCATTCCATATTTCATATTATATCCTCCTCTCCATCATAGTTGTCATAGTTATCATCTTCATCTAAAACAATCTCTTCTATTTGTCTAAGAATATCTTCTTCTTCTAGTTTAATTTCTCTAAGCTGGTCAAATAAATGTTCTAAATTAGTTATTTTTCTTGCCATGCTATCTTAATAGACCTTGTGCTGCCATATTCCTAGCAGTTTGTTGCTGCATCATAGGTTGTTGTCTTTGACCCATTCTAGCTGTTTGCTGATTAGGTTGAAGTAAACCTTGTGCTTGTCTTTGCATTTCAGGCATCATCTTAGCTTTGATTACTATAGCTAACTGCTCTGACTCTTGTGGAGATAGATTAATTAACTGATCTGCTAATTGTTCTAATTTAGTTTTTTTTGCCATTATTTTATAAATCCTGCTTTTTTTAAAGCTATATAATTTGGATCTGATTTTGATAATTTTTGTGATTTTAAAGATGATACTGCAACACCACCTGTTACAAAAGCTCCACCTACTGCTAATGGTAATTTATTTTTTTTAATAAAATTTTTAGCTCTTATAGATTTTGGTTTACTAGCTAAATCTGATAACTTTCTTTTTGATTGGTTTTTAAATCTAGCAAGTTTAGCTTTTAATGGTTTTTGTTTACCAAAGCGGCCAAACTTTTCTGATAGCCTTCCTAAAATTTTTCCTGTTTTCATTCCTAATTTAAACATCATTTTTATCTTAAATCTATAATTTTAGGTTGTTTTTTATTTTTAATTGATTTTTTTAAATATTTTGCAGCAGCTTCTTTATTAGATTTATATGATGGACTTAAAAAAGTTCCTAGTCCTGGAACAAAACTTGGTTTACCTTGTTTATCAATTTTAAAATGCGAACCCATTAAACTAACTTCAGAAGTTTTAGATGTAACCATTTTGCCTCCAACATATGCAGCAGAACCTATACCAACTCCAACAGCAATTTTTCCTTTATTTTTTTTTGCAAATTTTTTACCTTTAGCTAAAGCATCTTGTGCTTTCATTTTAAAAGTTTTTTGTTTACCAAAGCGGCCAAACTTTT